CATTTAGATTGACTCCAGATGCAACTTCATTGAACGAATGGGCAACCAACGTGAATCTAGCAGTGCAAGACAGTGACGAAGGATTAGTTTCATTTGATGAATACATGGGTGTGTTTTATCCATCAGGATTTACCAGTGACAACTTTGGCAACGACATTGTGGTGCCAGCCAGTCATATGATATTGAGAACTATTGCATTGAGTGACCAAGTTTCTTATCCATGGTTTGCTCCAGCAGGCACAAGACGTGGTGGCATAACAAACGCATCAAGTGTGGGTTACATCACATCAGAAGGTGAATTTGAGAGCATAGCATTGAACGAAGGTCAAAGAGACACATTGTATACTTCTAATGTGAACCCAATCACTTTCATCACAGGTGCTGGTTTAGTCAACTATGGTCAAAAAACCAGAGCAAGAAATGCTTCAGCACTGGACAGAATCAACGTTGCTAGATTGGTTATCTACTTAAGAAGTCAATTGAACAGATTGGCCAAACCATATGTGTTTGAACCCAATGACAAAATTACTAGAGACGAAATTAAACAGCAAGCAGAAAGTCTAATGCTAGAGCTAGTGGGACAAAGAGCACTATACGACTTTATCGTGGTGTGCGATGAATCCAACAATACTCCAGCCAGAATAGATCGTAATGAATTGTACTTGGACATAGCAATTGAACCAGTTAAAGCAGTTGAGTTCATTTACATACCGTTGCGTTTGAAAAACACAGGAGAAATAAGCGGTTTATAATAACTTTATAAATACTAGCAATAGGAGAAACAATGAGTATATCTACACTATCTAAATTGACAGTACCTTTGGCCAGCAACGCAAGTGCAGGCAGTCAGGGTCTGTTGATGCCAAAATTATCGTATCGTTTCAGAGTCACATTGGAAAATTTTGGTGTATCGACTCCAACCACAGAATTAACTAAACAAGTTATTGATGTTACAAGACCCAACGTAAGTTTTGAAAACATCACATTAGATGTGTACAACTCTAAAGTTTATCTTGCTGGTAAACACACTTGGGAACCTATCACATTAAATTTAAGAGAAGATGTGAACAATAATGTACAAAAATTAGTAGGCGAACAGCTACAGAAACAATTTGACTTTTATGAACAATCTGCTGCTGCTTCAGGATCTGATTACAAATTTGTAACTAGAATTGAAGTGTTAGATGGTGGTAACGGAGCAAATGCTGCCAACATTTTAGAAACTTTCGAATTGTATGGTTGCTATGTAGATTCAGCAAACTATAACACATTGGCTTACAACACCAACGATCCTATCAGCGTGACATTATCTATCAGATATGACAATGCTATTCAAACGCCTCAGGGTACAGGAATTGGCACCGCAATAGGTCGTACAATTAATACTCTTGCCACAGGCGGCGGACAATAATTTAAACATCTTAAATTGATTCAAAAAGGGGTCTAAATGGCCCCTTTTTTTATTTTAGCAGCATAGATTTACAACACATAAATATTAGCATGCCAAACATATTAAAACCTTTTTTAGATAATCTTTTCAAAGGAGCTTTAAATCCCAAAGGCAACCTTGCTGACTATCAACATGGACAAAGATTATTTGTGGATGACAGTTTTAGATTGGCTCCAAAACAAAAATTTCTTTACCATGTGTCATTCAATATTAACTCTAGCGCCAAAGCAGTTATTCCTAATTTTAATTCCACTGTTGGTGAAGAATTAAACATGTTGGTAAAATCTGTGGATTTACCCAAATACACCATAGACACTGTGACCAAAAATCAATACAACAAAAAAAGAAAATTACAAACTAGAATAAATTATGATCCTATTCAAATAGTATTTCACGATGACAACTATGGCATAACCACTGCTATGTGGCAGATGTATTATCAATATTATTTTAAAGATGGAAACTATGGCAAAAAAGATCAAACTAAAACCATATCCAGCACTGTGCCTGATCAGTACAACAGAGGAAATACCATATCAGGAGACACGGCAAACAAATATAGATATGGAATGGATTCTGATTCTTTTGAACCTTTTTTTACCAGCATACAAATTTATCAAATGGCTAGAAAAAGATACACTTGTTACACATTGGTGAATCCGTTGATAACCAATTGGCAAGGAGACACGTTATCATATGGCAGCAATGATCCAGTGGCCAACAGTATGACCATAGAGTTTGAAACTGTATTCATGAGCAGAGGACCAGTAACTGCTGGATCAGCACCCAAAGGATTTGGTGTTAGACACTATGATAAAACCCCAAGTCCGTTGTCATTGCCTGGTGGAGGAACCACTAGTGTGTTTGGAGTGGGTGGAGTATTGAGTGGACTTTTTGGATTGGGTGGAGACAAAAGTGCTTTCAGTGATATTGAATCGGGCGGTGCGGGATCTGGTAGTTTTTTAAAAACAGTTATAAGCAGTGCTAACAGACTTAAAAATTTAAAAAAATTAAACAAAGAAGGTTTGAGAGAAGAAGGATTCAATATAGTCAAAGAAGGAATTGGCAGAGTGGGTGGAACCAATGTGAGTGGTGTGGCCAACACACTGTTTCCTAAAAATACCCCTGTGGCTAATAACGTAACCAAAGCTGAGTTAAAAAGAAGATAATTTATGTCCAGTGAAAATATTATTAATTCTGATTTTCCTGAATTAGATGTTTCAATTCCTAATATTAATCCTAGAGAATTGAGTGTTACTAACAAAGAAAAAATCAATACCTCAAACAATGTTCCCAGCACTGTTTCAAACACTGATAGTGCTCAGCCAGTTAAAACATTTTTTGACAAATATTTTGTTGAGCCTATCAGTATTCCAGCTGGTGAAATAGATGCTGTGATAGGATTTTTTGAAAAAAGAAATTTTGAAAAAACTGCAGCAGTCAGTGTATCCACAATTTTATTACAGCAGGCCAAGTTAGATAATGTGAATATTTTTCAATTGTTGGATACTTTAAAAGGATTGAGCGAATTACAATTGAGTAGTGTTGTTGCAGAAATTTTAAATGTGAACAGATCAAAAATTTCCACACTAGGATTCAAAGTGACCAACAATCAAAACCAATTCGAAAAACGCAACATAGTGGTATAATCAGATGCCTCGACGTTTTGCTCAAGGTAAATTCACTTTAAAAAATCCTGAAAAATATCTAGGAACCAAAGACCCATTGTACAGATCCAGTTGGGAATTTGCTTTTATGAAATTTTGTGATGAAAGTCCTTCCATTGCCAAATGGGCCAGTGAAGCAGTGAGAATACCTTACAGAAATCCTCTCACCGGAAGATACACCATATATGTGCCAGACTTTTTTATCAACTATGTGGACAAGGGTGGACAACCACATGCAGAGATAGTTGAAATCAAACCACAGAATCAATCATTGAGAGAAAAAGTGGGAAAAAATTTAAACAATCAAGCCAGTTACATTTTGAATCAAGCCAAATGGGAAGCTGCCACTGCATGGTGCCGTCAAAAAGGTTTAAAGTTTAGGGTGATCAACGAAACCGATATTTTTCACCAAGGCAGCAAGCGCCGATAAATAATACTATCATGACCAAAAAATTAGAAGATCTATTGAATCTACCAGAATCCAAAGACATAGTGATGGAAGAAAAAAATAAAAAAGAACAAGAAAAATCTTTGGATGCTCAAAAAGAAACCCTGCGAGACATTGCTGAGTTTGACAAGATCACTGCAGCACTGCCCATGGTGAAAGATTTGGGCACAATGGCTGATGAAGAACTGGATGAAATAGCCAAAAAAGCCATGACTGCCTATGACGATTTGATGGACTTGGGCATGAACGTGGAGAGCAGATACAGTGGTAGAGTGTTTGAAGTGGCTGGCAACATGTTGAAAACCACACTGGAAGCCAAAGCAGCCAAAATAGACAAAAAGCTCAAAATGATAGATCTACAGATACGCAAGCAAAAGATGGACAGAGATGGCGGAATTGACGATTCTAACATGGTACAGGGCGAAGGCTACGTGGTTACTGATCGTAACAGTTTGATTGAAAAACTTAAAAATATGGATAAATAAACACATATGGAAACAGAATTTAAAAAAATACTGGCAGAAAGCAAAAAAACCTACAGATTTAAATTGGGTTTAGCTGGTGAATTGTCTGAAAATATCAATGACACTTTGAAACAAGCACTTAGCAAATATGAAATAGTGAGTTTGTCCAAAGGCAAAAAAACTCCAATCACAGAAAGACCACTGGATTTCCCCAAACTACAGAACATGGAAGTCACATACTTTGATGCTGAATTGGCCTATCCTACCACTCCAGAAATTTTAGAACAATACGTGAGTTTGATCACGAAGGTCCCAATGAGTCATGTGA